ATTCTCCTTTGCATTCCGCCGGGGCGGTCTCGGCCGCCCCGGATTCCTAACCCCTGATCCCTAACCCCTAATCCCTGCGGTTAGGTTGTCTGCGGCACCGCGTTGGCGATGCGCATACGGCTGCTCGCGTCTGGAGGCAAGCCCACGCCGAAGACGCAATTGTAGCCCGTGCCGGCCATGATCAGGCCGTTCGGGTCGTAGGCGGTCCGTTCCTTGTACTCGCCCACCCATAGGTTCATGTTCTCCCAGCGCGGATCGATCTTGGTGTGCCGCTTGTTCGGGAAGTTCACAAACACGATCGCATCCGCTCCGGCAAGGTAAGTGCTGATCGCCGTCAGCCCGCTGCCTTCCCAGTTGGTGGTCTGCGTCTGGTTGGTGCTCTTCCTCCAGTGGCAGCCCATCAACTCCAGCGTCTTGACGGGCGTTTCCCCGTCCTGCCCGTCCAGCGGCTCCAGCTTCAACTGCCCGGCGTCGGTGTGCTTCCAGATATCGACAACCGAGTTGTTCGAGTTGTCGAGCATCATGTCGCCCACAAAGAAGTCGTGGATGCTGCCGTTGTAATAGCCGTCCGCCATCGGTCGCACGGTCGCGCCGCCCAGGCTGGCCGGCATCTGCTCGATCATGTTCTTCGAGAAGGCGTACGGCGAGTTGGTCGAGTCCTGGTTCGATGTCCTGCCGTCCCAGGTGCGCAGGTAATCCATCATGTACATCACCAGGTCGTCGATGCTGATGCCGAGCTGGTAGGCCATCACGCGCCGGTTCTCTTCCAGATCGTTCGAGATCGAGGTCAGGAACGCCAGATCGGAGATGTTGTTGTAGTTGGCCAGTTGCGCCACCACAATGTCCTTGAAGTTCACGCTGATCTGCTCGGGCGTCCCGATGGTGCCTTCCGTCTGTTGCTGCGTATCCGCGCCTAGCGGAATCGCCATGAAGTTGCGGAAGGTCTGGCCGCTCTTCTCCGGCAGGTCCATATGGGTCACCATCAGCAGCTTGTTCAGGTTCATATAAAGCCACTTCATGAAGACCCGGTTGTAGTGGATCGTAAGCCGCGCCTGCGGCATGTTGGCGCTGGTCTGCGCCGCCGGGCTGGGACCGTCGCAAACTGTTGCCGCTCCAGCCGCCATCGCCGCGGCATTCATGGCGCTGTGCAGGGTTACCGCGATAGCGCCGCCGATCGCGGCGATGACTTGGATGATGGTCCAAAGCACACAAGCCACGCCACGCGAGATTTTGCACTGCATCGTCTCGGTCATACTCCGCTCCCTGGTCCGCGGCTCAGTTTCTAAGCTGTCCGCTGCTGAGGGAAGTGGAACTCGCACGCCGCCGCGTAGTCTGGATCGTTCGCCTCGATCAGGCGCCGCATCTTCGCTTCCGGCATGGTGCGGATCTCCTCTTCCGTGTACTTCACAGTCCGTGTCTGCGCGGTCTGCGGGGCGCTGAAGCTGCTGCTTCGCGCGCCGGTGGCGAACCGCGTGCCTCTTGGCCTCTCCACGTGCTGCACCTGGCTCTCGCCAGGAAGTACAGGGGGCGTTATGGTTAGGGTTTGCGGCTCCTCGAAGAGTTCGCCGCGCTGCTGTAGCTCCTGAAAAGTCTCGGTCAGCATCTGTTTGGTAATCAGGCCAACCTTGCCGCCTACTTTGCGGCCCGCGCTCTCGCACAGCATCCGCTTGTTGCCGGCGTGGGGATAAAACTCCGGGTGCTCGGCCTGCCACGCCATGCAAAGGTTCGCAAAGATCTGGATCGCCTGCTGGCGCGGGTCCACGCCCGTCTGGTCCACCACCAGGCGAATCACGGCCTCGCCGCTCTTGGCCGGATTGCTCAGGTCGAGCGTCGCCTGCATCCGCTCATCGGCGCTGAGGCTTGTCCGGGGCGCGGCCGGGGGTGGCGTCCCCGGCGCCGCTGGTTGTATCGGCGCTGCCGCGCGGCGGACAAGAGCAATCTGCGCGTTGGCGTTCTGGACGGCCTGTTTCTGCAACACTTCCTCCATGCTCGCCCCATAGGTGGCGTTCAGCGCGCTGCCGTCCTCCAGGTCGATAATCCAGCAGACAGTTCCCGGCTCAACCGGCTTTCCGTTCGGCCTCGTCTCGCTCCAATAGGCTTTCATTCCCCGGTTCCCTTCTCTTTCCGCTGCTCCAACTCCAGTTCGGCCAGCTCCGCGTCCACCATCAACTCCAGTTCGCCCTTCGCCCGGCGGTACATCTTGGCGTACCCAAACGCCTCGGCGATCGCGTCCCGATCCTTTAGCGGGTCTCCCTGAGCCAGGATTATAGCCGCCTTCTCATGGATTCTGCACGTTTTTTCCAGCAGCCTCGCCAAAATCGGCCATCCCGGCAGTATCCGCATCTCCCGCAGGTCCATCCGCTCGGCGGTGGTCAGCTCCCTGTCCGGGTCTTCCACGGGCGCCCGGCGCAGCGTTTCCTGAGCCGCCCCCGCCTCTTCCATCCGGCCATCTTTCAGCGCCGCCAACTCCGGGTTCAACGGGACGCCGGCCAGGTACTTCTCCAGCGGCGTTAGTTCTGACCCCTGATCTCTGACCCCTGATCCCTGGTTCATTCCCCCACTCCCGGCACGCCATTTTGCAGCTCGCCCATGTCTGTGTTGCGCTCCAGCCGCGCCTCGGCCAGTTCCAGGGGCACGTCGCCGCTCACGTGGTCCATAGCCTTGTCCACCAGCGTATGCTGGATGTCCTGTTTGCCCTGCTCCTGAATCTGCTGGAGCTTGTTCTGACCCTTCGCCTGCTCCACGGCCTGCGCCATCTTGGCCTTGATCGCCTCGGGATTCATCTGCGCCATGTTCTGTTTCTGCTCGTCCGTCATGGGCACAAAGATGTCCTGCCAGTTTTGCAGTTCGCTCATCCGCTGGAAGGCGTTCTCGATAGCCTGGAAGTTGATCGTCTGCCCGATCTCGTGCTGCCACTGCATCAACTGCGGCTGCTGCACAATCTGCAGGAAGAACGGTATCAACTGCATAATCGCGGCCTTGGCCGCCAGCTTCTGCCCGCACAGCACCTTGATCTCGAACTCCGCGTCGATGAACGCCTCGGCGGTAATCTCCTCCAGGATGCTCGCTCCCAGCCGCGAGCTGAGAATCTCGCGGATCTCCTGAATAGGCATGTCCTCCAGAATCCGCTCCCGCTGGAAAGCTCTCCACCGCTTGATGGTGTACTCCAGGTGCGCCACGGGGTCGGCGATGTTGTCGTCGGCCTTCGATCCCGCCCGGTTCACCCCCGCCGCCGTGCGCATGGCGCTCGATCCCGGCGTGTTCACGTTGCCCTGCATTGAGATGGAGTCGGCGCCCACCGTGTTCTCGCCGCCGTCCTTGCCTAGTTGGTAAATCTTCCAGGCCTCGGGCGGAATCTGCGGCATTTGCATGAACTGGAACGCCTTGCGCACGTCTCCGTCGCGCGTCCGCACTCCCCACAGCGTTCCCAGGCCCATCACCACGTTCTGGGTAGGCGCGTTGCCGTCCTGGCTATCGTAGAGAATCGGCGCGTTCAGCGGGAAGGCGATCATCTTCAGTACTTCGTTCAGCACGCCCTGGTCCATGCGCTGGTCCCCGGCGTTCAGCCTGCCCGTGCCCATCCCATAACCGCTGTTGTCGATGTTCCACCAGGTCGCGCTGTACCCCAGCGCCTGGTCGCCCATGGTGTGTTCCTGGTTCCGGATCACCTTCCGTCGGCTCTCGTAGCAGAGAACCTCGATCACCACCTTGTCCGTCCAATAAGCCAGCTTCATCAGCGGCTTCTCAAACGGGTTGGCGCTCTCGTTGCGCTGCTCCCCGGCCGCGTGCAGCACGGTGCTGCTCTCCTGGTTCATCGACTGCGCCACCTGGCTCCCCACCGCCGCGTCGCCTAGCGGATTTTCCAAGAAGTACGTCTTCAGGTCTTCGTCGCTGGGGATGTCCTTGTAGCAGTCCAGTTCGCGCAGGCTCTTCAAATCCTCGAAGGCCACATAGTCGATGTCGATTCGCGCCCCGCCGGTCAAGTCGGGCCGGTTCGGTGTCCGCCACTTCGGGCTGTAGAGCGTGGTGCCCAGCCGCCGGTACTCGAAGTAGGGCCAGCTCTCCTCGACCGTCTCCTCGCGCACCTTGAAGGTATCGCTCTCCCAGGTATCCACCTCTTTCTTGCCGCCCAGCGGCATGTCGATCGAGACCGGAGGCGTCTCGCGCACGCGGCTCTTCTTCTTGACCTTCTTCGTCTCCCAGATCGGAATCCAGATCGCCGTGCCTTGCAGCACTTGGCACTCGATTCCCAGGCTCATGTTGTACTCGAAGTCCGCCCGGTCGTCGAGTTCCTCGAAGATCGCGCTCCATGCCTCCAGAATCCGCTCCGAGTTGGGATCGCCGGCCAGCTTGCCGCGCGGTTCGAGGGCGGTGGGGCTGGTGTCGGCAAAGATGCCCCGCCGCACCTGGTTGCTCATGGTGTTGCGGTTCTTGGCCACGTTGAAGCGGCTGATGCGCGCCGGCCGGCTGGTCTGCATCCGCCAGTCGCGGTCGTAGTTCGGGCTCTGGTAAAGGAAATCGACGTACTGCCACTCCGCCAGCCAACTGTTCGTGTCCAGCCATGCCATAGCCCGCTGGTAGTCTTCCCACACAATGGTGGCCGCCGCGTCGTCGTCGAAGAGGATACCCTCGGCGGAACTCGCGGGCAGCGTCACCTGCTTGTCCTGGATCAACGGCGTCAGCTCGTT